CCGCCAATATCACGGCCCGGAATAACTCTGCCGTTCTCGCCAGGGATCATATATTGATTGCCGTTAGATGTCTGGAATAGCTCCGGCCTGTTGTGTTCCCCTACGCGGTACATATTACCACCAATGACGCTACCACCATTAAAGCGACCGCCGCCGAAAATTGACGTAGCCAGCGACATGATCGCAGTGAGCGCCGCCGAACCAGCCGCCGCCCAGCTACCGCCAGTTGACGCCGCAGTTGCCGCCGCTGCTGGGGCCGCCGCCGCAGCAATGCTTCCCTGAGCTGCTACCGCGCTTGCTGTTGTACTTGTTTGCGTGGCCTTGCTTTGTGTCTCCATCATGATCTGATCTGCTATCCAGTTTGCAGCTATGTCTGAGAGTCTGTTACCGATATTGCCGAGTATATTGCTTCCTAAGTTAGCAAAAACATCACTCAATGATTGAGTGCCGTTTAACAGGCCAACAAGCGCATTACTCATTCCGCCTTTAAGGCCATTAACACAATCACCGATAAGGCCGTTTGTGTCGCTTTGCGCCTGCCATTGTTCCCATTTCAGATCGCGGATCTGTTGCTCATAGGCTAACAATTCCTGTTTCTGTTGCGCTTCAGTAGCGCCCAGGTCTATAAGCATTTGCTTACGGATGGCCCATTCATTTTGCGCCTGCTGGATGGGGTCAACTTCGCCTTTTAGCTGATCCATCGGGCTTACTATTTGTGACCATTTATCACGCAATTCATCTACCGGAATTTGTGCTAATTCTTCTTTCAGTTCCTTGCCGATCCCTTTTTGCGCGGCGCGGTACTCAAGGAGCGTGATTTTACCCTGGGCAAATGCAGCATCAATGGCCTTGCCGTTCTCCAACGCTTTGCGCATGGCGGCGGCGTCTTTGTTGTACTGATCAGAAACGCTTATACCTTTGTCACCAAGCCGATCAGCTTCCGATTTCTTCTCTTTTTTCTGTTTTTTCGGCTTGTCTACTGGCTTGTCGAATCCGGTAATCGCTCCGTCATTGGCAGCATTCTGTTCATTTTTCCTTGCTTCTTCTGTAGCCTGGATTGCTGCGGTCAGATCATCCTGTAGTTGCATGACCTTGCCAACGGTCTTCCCGTATTTCTTCTCGTAGTTGCTGTTATATTCGTCGGTTTGCTCTCCTACTACCTCCTTCATCCATTTATAGCCATCCATTAGCGCCTTGATTGGCGTCACCATTGCGATGATCTTCTCTGCCACCTCTCCAGCCTTAACAGCCACATCATCAAACATGTCGATAAATTCGCTACCAGCCGTTTTGAGTGTGTCGAAGCAGGTTTTAGCGAATTTAGCGCCATCGCCAAGCCCTTTAACGCCTTTCGTGATCAAGTCGATAGCTGAAACAACGCCATCTGACACGCCAAAAAGATCATCCAACTGCTCAACAAGGCCCATAATTTCTACTTTAAGCTCATTGATAGCCATGCCGGATGTGCGCGGCAACTGAGCAAACTTATCGTTTGTTTCCTGCGTAGCCGCCTGTATTGCGTTAACCATCCTTTCAGCCGTGATCTTGCCGTCCAGCATTTCGGCGCGGAACTGGCCCATTGATAATCCCATATGGCGGGCCATTGTTTGTACGATGGTCGGCGTATTTTCAAGCAGGCTGTTAAATTCTTCGGCACGAAGAACACCGCCGTCGATAGACTGACGGAATTGACGCATTGAGTTAGACATCTGTTCCGCTGACGCGCCGCCTAATGCACCCATTTTCTGAATAGTGCCAACCAGGTTAAGCAATTGCCCTTCCGTAGCGGAGGTGTTTTTTAGTGAGATAGCCAGGCCTTGCCATAATTCGCCAGTATCTTTCAGGCTCTGCCCCGTCTCCCTGGATATTTCTTTCAGACCATCAAAAACCCGCCCGGCAGATTCCGCGTCGCCTGTAAGCATTTTGATTTTGACGCGTAGCATTTTGGCCTGCTCTGCCATTTCCATAAACTGTCTAACGGCCTCGGCAGCAATTAGCAGATGGATAACCCTGGTCAGTGCTTTGATTGATGTTTTCAGTGTGTTTACCTGGCGATCGGCCTGTTTAGCACCGTGCTCTATACGGTCAAAGGCCTGGTCTGCCTGTCGTTGTGCTACAAGAAGTTGTCCTGTTTTTGCGTCAACTTCGTAATAAATTGTGCCTACACTGGTAGCCATGATTTAACCTCATGCAAAATGTGATCTATGTATCTATTTTATACAAAATGTCTTTATTTTAACGATACCGTTTTGTATAGATGATGTAGAGAAAGATAGAAGAGATGCAGGAAGGCCGGATGTCCCGGAGGAAGTGAAAGAGGATAAGAAAATGAGAAACGTAAACTACCGTCCCAACGAATATGAACGCTATGCGGACCTTATCGAAGAAATGTTAAAAGCACTTAAAAAATAAACAATATGCGTGTATAACTAAGTTAAAGGAAGCATTTAGCAAATCAGAATAATTACAGGGGGTTGATTATGAAACGGTTAGCAAAAATGGTGCTTGCTGTGATTGCTGCACTAGCATTTAACGCTAACGCTAACGAGGCCATAAACATTAACTGTGAAGAAGTGGCAAACCATGTAGCCGCATATCACGACATGATCAAAAAAGAACCAGCCGCACCCACAATTCTTTTTAAGGCAATTGATAAAAATTTTGAAGGTAAACCAGCTTATGCTCGTTGGTTTAATTATGGCCTTGTAAACGAGGCTGCTGTAGGCGTAGTCTTTGAAAACAACAGCGAAATAAAAAACAGGATAGCTAACGAGTGCAAAGCAAATAAAGTTGCTTTCGCTGAAAGAATTTTTAATAAAGGCGGCGCTGGTGCAAAAAATCACGCAATTGTCGATTTAGGTAACGGTTTTATTGATATTGTTAGAATCAAATAAGACAAACGCCCGGATCTACCGGGCTTTTTCTTGCTTGCGATTTTCCATTCTTTTTAGCGCCTTTTTAGCGGCCTCCATTTGCTCGTCATAAGCACGTTTATTTATGTGAACATTTGGTCTACTTCTTTCATTTCTTTCGTCTGGCGGCGTTTTAGCGCGCACTGCGGCCCTGTATCCGGTCATTGTCATGTTCCACGCTTCTGATTCAGATAATCCCAGATGAGCAACGGCAGAATAAACGAAATCAAGTACATCAAATGTCGGCTTGTATTCACCTTCCTGGATCTCGCTTGTATTTTCTTCCGGCCCGTCACCGATTAAACCGTGGTACATGCAGTGTTGCGCCAGCGTAATAACATCATCAACTGGCATTATTCCGGGCTTTAACCTTAATTTGCCCGAAGGAGTAAACCAGCATTCGCCCAATAACGGGCCTGTTTCGTCGTCTGAGCAACATTTCAGGATGTGCATTGACGTTTGCACTATCCCACCATAACACCGCGCCATAATGCGATTGCGGAGGTCTGGATCTGTAGGTAATCGTGAAGGGTATTTGCTACCGTGGATGGTTGCGAAATATTCCACAAGCTCCCTGTCATTACCGATTTTAGCCATCGCAGCGAAACACGGGTTAAATTCATAGCGCTTACCGTTCACCATAGCCACAAATTGTCCGGTACGAACATGAATCATAGTCTTCACCCTAAAAGGAAGGGGGCTAAATAGCCCCCTTATTGTTTACGCAGCAACCGGATCGGTTACAGTTACCTGGCCAGCGCTTTCGCACTCGATAGACCAGGTCGTCACATCATCATACGGAGCCTCTTCTTTGAAGGAGGTGCAAAGGAATGGCCCCTCGGTTACATCGGTGGCACTGACAATTTTCAGCCACACATATGGTTGATTTCCGGTAGCAGTGCCCGGCGACATTACATGCCGTTTTAGTGCTTTCTGGTTGTATGTATCATCGCTACGTGAAACACCATCACCAGAGAAGCTCACTGATTTATAAGTAACCAGCGACTCTTTGGTATAGTCGGCGGATTTATCAGCGGTAGCGTCTGCGGATTCCCATTCTACGGAAAGCGTTTTGCCGCGCATCATACCTAACGGCTTGTAGCCACCCTCTTCCGGTTTCGCGCTGGGACAAGCAATGGCATAGAACACGGCAACATCACGCCCGGTAAACGCACCGGATTTACAGGTTTCGGACATATTGGTTTACCTCTTATCTGGATATGATGGATTGAAAAGCTACGGTAAAAATAAAGCGCCCTTCTCTTGTCTGCATTGCAGGGATAGCGCCAACTGGCTTCATGTGTGTAATTTTATCAGTTTTATATTCTGTTAACATACTTTGACGGATGGCATCGGCAAGGTCTTCCACTTCACTGATATTTGTATCATTACGCGCTGAAATAACCAGAATGCGGAAATAATCACGGGTTATTGCTTCTTCACCAGTCGCGCCGCCGTTTTGCTGGATTACGATGTATCTGTCATTATTCGAATTGCTCCGCTCATTCCAGAAACGGGCCTGCAAAATATAGCCCTCATCGTATCCGTGGGATTGAATCCAATCCCTTATTTCGTCGTATACTTCGCTGCGCTTCATGTTTTGTAACCTTCTACAATCTCTTTATAAATATCGTCGGCGTTGTTTGGATCTTCGAATGCCTTGCGCAAGAATTCCGGCTCCGCGTTTGGGTCCCAATATTTACCTTTGCCAGTACCGCCGCCGAACTCAATTACCTGTTTCGGCCCGAAATCTGAAAGGTTATTCGTTTTGCCGAAATCTTCGCGCGGCTGGCCTTTTAATGTACCCGGCATATTGTGCACCCATTCAGCGTAGCGGGCCGTATATCCCAGGCGTAATTGCATACCGTCCGCCGTGTTCCCTATGTACTGGAACTGACTGTTAATTAAGAAGCCCGTATCGACTGGCGTCATATTAGCCGCGAAGCCACCAGCCAGCATACCGACGCGCCATAAAACTTCGTGCGTCTTTTTATCGGTGATTTCCTTTAGTTCCTGCTTTAATCTCTCACGGACGCGTTTAACCCCCTTGATAGGCATGATTAACCCCCTGTCACGATCTTATAATCCGGCGTGTCGTTAAACATGCTCATATCCCATTCAACGATCCCGGTAATAACGTTGGCCCCAGCCATCAGCGGGTCGGAAATATTAGTGGTGTCGCCAGTGGCAATCATCCAGCCGTTTTTCGGGCGCTGCACTGGCTGCATATTATGAAGCAGTTCGGTAAATACGGTTATTGTATTGCTAACCTCATTACCGTTTGTGTCTGTTGCAGTGCCGTCGGTGCGCTCCCATGCGCAGTTAATCAGGTATGGTGCGCCGTATACGTCGGCGTTTGTCCAGTCGTCATGCGTTACGGGGTAGATGGTGGCTAATGCCTTGTAACTGAATCGCGCAATCTTACTCATAGCCGTAACTCCAGCTAATGACCTTTGGATGAGTTTTCGCCACGCGCGGGCAAAGAATCACCCATTCACCAGCATCATTGAGATATGCCGCCACCTGTCGCCCGGTGTCAGTCTTCACCCATACGCGGGTAAACGGCTTCGGCATTAGTGGCTTCGGTAGTGTTAGGTCGTTCCACATTGTTACATCCTCCTACTCTTACCGATCCATAGTCCGGCGTGCGCGGTGGCTTCGGGATCTGCCGGGATTAGTTCGGCTGTGCAATTATGTTTGTCAATTGAACGAAGCAACGAGCAAGCTGCCTTCCATCTTTTATTAAAATCGACATAGCGGTAGGACTGGATCGCACCGTTCGGCCCAGTCTGCGAGGAAATGTATTTATCAGCCTGGGTAAGTCCTAACAGGCCAATCAGATAAAGCTGAATCAATGTTGCAGTGGAGGACGGATAATTAGCATCAAGGCATTCGTTTACGCTATTAGCCTGCTCCACCAGCAAAGATAAGATAATGTCTGGCAGGTCAATCCCCTGGCTTTCGAGATATTCCCGCGCCTGTTGTGTGGTAACCATTTTGTTTTCTCCACATACAAAAAAAATCCCCGGCATTGCGCCGGGGAGCTACAGAAACATATCAATCAGGTATTGCTGCCGTAGACCACTCCTGAACGACCTTCCATGTCACGGGTGATTTGCAGACCCTCAGCGGACATGATGCGGAAGTTGTAGTTATCAGTCGGCATCATGCGCGGTAACGGTACAACACCAGTAGTCATACCAACCAGCGGGGTAATTACGCTACGGCTGCGCTGATAAGCAATGAACTCGTTGCCGGACAATGCATAGCTCTGGCGAATCTCACCAACCGGAGCGAACGGCATAATGACGCTCAGCACGCTACCGACTACAGCACCATTGACGATGTGCGGACGGGCCAGGTTAGCCATGATCTCAGGCGATACCCACATGACGTCGTATTTAGCTACGAAGTTGGCGCGAGCCAGCTTGCCGAACTCACCAACGGTGAAGAAGTCAATGATCTTGTCGAAAACCGCAGTAGTCAGGTCGACTTTTGCGACGGTTTTTAGTTTAAGCTGCTGGGTGCTTTTGTGGTTTTTAATACCCATAGCTTTATGACCATCAACCACGATGCTATCGTTACCATTCAGGTAGAACTGGACGCGTGCTTTGTTGAATTTTTTCAGTTTCAGGCGCTGACTATCCAGGGCAAGGTCGATGCCTACAGTATTCAAGCCCTGAGCGAGACGCCAGTTAACACCGTAACCAGCCGCGAACATCGGGATCGGGTCGCCATCGCTATCGTATTCGGTGTGATCAAAGCCGTGTGGCGCTTGACCATCCATAGACATCACAACTTCATCATTGATGTCACCGGATACGTTGTACATTTTCAGCGTTTTACCGACTGGCAGTACGGTTTGCACACCCATCAGGTCGTTTACGATCTCAATACCGATTTCTTCGGTGTTCAGTTCGATAATCTGGTTATCGATTTCTTTCCAGAATTCTTTTGCGAAGCCGCCGACGGCGTTACAGGTCAACATTTCAGCGGTCATATTTGCCTGATTTGCTGCAATCATGGCGTTGTGCTGCTCGTTGAAGATATTGCGTTGCGCCCACAGTTCTTTCCAATGGCCCTGCATACGGGCGTTGGTGGCAAGGTTTTCTTTTGTAAAGTACATGTTTTTCCCCTTTTAAATTAAGCAACGCGAACGCGGATAAAATCTTCCGCCTCCAGGGTTACGTCTTCCTGGCAGTATGCGATGATCGGATCTGGCGCTGCCTGTTCACTTGGCGCAACAAACAGTTTCACCCCGTCGGCTGCGAGAGCAATAGCTGCACCCTTAACATAAGCGGCTGCAGGAACAAGGAGAGCAAACTCTCGGCCCTGTTCCACATAATCAGCAACAACGGTTGCGCCTTTAGCAATTTCATCAGCAATGGTTTTGCCTTCATGGAATGCCGGGTTAACAATGAAAAGTTGGGCCTTGCCAACATCTGCAAGGGCTGCTTTAGCGAATTTACCTTCAGCCAGTTTAACCAGTTCACCAGGCTTCACCGCCTCATTGGCTGCATAGGTTTCGGTAATTGACTTACCATCAATATTTACACGACGAAAACGAAACATTGTGATCCCCTTTTAATTAGAAATAGGTGTTAAAGTCTGGTACTTCGCCTTTTTTACCTTCGCTTGCTGCGTTGGTTGCCATCGGCGCGGCTTTGCCCAGGGATTTAAACATTGCTTCTAACGCTTCACCGCTTAATGCGTTAGCAACAATTTCGCCGTGTACTTTTGCTACTGCGGCGCGTTTTTCTGCTTCTTCTTTATTTGCGTTTGCTGCGATCTCTTCTTTAATCGCTTTCTGATTGGTCTGTAATTCTTCAACGCTTGCCTGTACTGGTTTTAATGCCTCTGCTACTGCATTAGCGATATTGGCGGATAAGCCTTCGTTAATTTCTTTTACCAGTTCGGCGCGTTCTTCTTTGGTCAAAGGCATGGGATCGTCCTCCGATTTATTGGCCTTAATTTTTTCATTCAGGGAGAAAAGATTAGACAGGTGTTCAGCGAACTGAGCGAACCATGATTTACTTTCCTCATTGGTTGCAAGCTCGCCATTATTGAGAATAATTTTATCAGCCTGTTTTTCATATGCGCAAACTTGAGCACTTTCGGTATTAGTGGCAATCGTCACTTCTTTATCAGTGAAGTCCACAACATACACGTAATCGGCATCAGGAAATAATTCACGCGCCGCGTCGGTTAATTGTTTCTCAAGCGTACGGTAACTGTTTTCTTTCATTGCCACCGCCATTAACGGTTTCGCCTGGTCAGTATTAACCATCAACCCTACACCCTGTTCAGGTGATGCGGCTGGCGGCTCATGCAGCAAAATAGCGTCATGGTCGATCGACATAATTTTTACTACATGGTCAGCGCCCTGGGCTTTCATCTCTTCAGTAGCTGGCATACGCTGACGATATACAGCGACGGACGACCAGATAGGATCTTTGCTTTCTCCTTTCTCCAGTGCTTCCAGTCGGGTTAATAATTCGCGCCCCTGTTCTGAATGGCTGGCTGTTTCAATATCCACCCATTTTTCCACATAAACACGATTGCCGCGTAATTCAACGTTTCTGTTCCACGCTCCACAAAACCCGGTGTTCAATCCTTCCGGGCTAAATGCGGAAACAAATTTACCGTCAACGGTAGGATGGCCTAACGGTGCAAGCGTCCCCTCCAGTGACTGGTAATTAGCGATAATTTCAGCTTCTGGGTAATACTCACGATTCATAACGATATTGAATGGCAACGTATAGGACGGAACAACAATATGCTCGCGCCCGTTATACGTTTCCCGACGTATGGTATTAGCGGTTAATTTGGTATTAACCTGAATTAATTCTTTTTTCACGGTTTTACTCCCAATCTTCGCCATATTTAGAGTGCGCAACCTTATAGTTTTCTTGCGCCCGCTCCAGTATTCGCTTGTTTAATATATTACCGTCTTCATCAACTAATACGGTAATCGTGGTGCATTTGCAGTTAATTGAATTAGGGGATCTACTCCACCATTCTCGCTGTTCATCTATGGTGTATGTTTTACCGTGCCGCTGCGCGTGCGATAGCCTTGTTGTCGGTGATAATGCAGAAATGTGCATTTGCATCGTGCGCAGATTAAATTCTTCTGTCGCCGCTTCAGCCTCATCCATACGCGCTGTGCGTAACGCTGTGCATATTTCAGTTCGGGCAATACGTTTGCACCTGTACAGTGGCAATTGCGTTTCCTGCTGCAATGTGCGCGCTATTTCCAGTGGATTTAATCCACGTGCCATCCCTTCTGTTAATCGCCGGGCCATATCCTTTTTGATCTGTGCGGTCAGCCCGCGCATTTCCTCAAATACACGGGTACGGACCAGGGCAAGGCGCGTGCGGTAAGTTGTGCTGGATAGCACGGCTGATACATCAGGATAAGCGCTTGAGTAAGTGACCGACTGGTTAGCAAGATTGGCGTACTCCTGCGCCGTGCCGCGCTGATAGGCAACCTTCACGTAATTCTGCCAAAACCAAAAACTTTCCGGGTCGGTTAGCTCGAATATCTCATCAATCATGTCGCTGGCGTCCTCCAGCATGTCATGTAATTCATCCATGTAAATCTGGAAGGTGTATTTCTTATTAACAGCCAGGCTATATTGGATTCTGTCCAGTATGGCGATATATGGATCGGCTACTTTTTTCAGGCAGGATTTGAAACGCTTAACAGCACCAGAACGTAACTTCCCTGTCATGGTCGGATCTTCGGTGTTAGATGGCATTATCGCGGCTGGAGGTATTCGCCTGATTATTTTCTTCACCTTCATCATCGTCATCCTCTTCCGTTTCTACTTCACTGGCTGGGCCATCGTATCCGGCAGCCTCGCGGATCTCATCGCCGCTAAATATTTCTTCACCAGTAGCCAAACAAGCCTGATTGATTTGCGCCATCTTGTCTGCGGCTTCCAGTAGCTCTGCTTTGGTCATGGCGTTAAGGTCGTCCCATAGCACTGATACATCTACTGGCATACTGATAAGGCGTAGATCTGCCATCTTGCGGAACAGATCTTCAATCTCGCCACCGATTTCCTCCCTGCGGGTCATGCAGCGGCTGTTGAAGTAACGCAGGTCTTCGGTTGATGCGCGTTCTCCCTGCTGGTTCCCAACCAGGATGCGGGTTGGAATATCAACACCAGCGGCGGCGGTTTGCAGGTTTACGTCATAGGTTGATGACGGGTCGGATACGGCAGTAACCAGCGGGCTTACTGTTGCACCCTGTAACGCCATCATTACGTCATTACCCTTATTCATTTCAGCAGTAGCCTCATTGAATCTTTCGCGTAACTCTGTAACGTCGCAATCGTATGTTGCAGCCAGGGAACGGAAGTCAATATCTTTATCGAACGAAATGGCAAGCTGACGCGCTGCGTTTTTCAGGAATGATTCACCACTACCGCCTTCCACTTTTTCCAGTGATACGAATGCGTTGTAGGAAGGTTCAAGGAAAGCGATGACATCATCAGAATAGTCGCCAAAGATGAATATGCGGTCAGGGTGGATCTTTCTAGCAATGGTCTTACTGTTAATGCGTTCTTTGTATTCCCACCACGTTGGCAGGCCATAGTTTTCATTATCCGGGTTTTCTTCGAAGTCCTTCGGTGTAAGAGCGCCAGCCCACACAGGGGTAAATTTTGCAATGCCTACGCCTTTTGTCACTGGCTGATCCCACGGCTTGTTATCTCTGATATGAATTAACAGACCAGAGTAACGACCAATGAGGCGGCGGCGATCACATTCAGCAACAGTGCGCCAAAATCTGTTGTTAAATTTCTTCTTGATTTCTCTCTCCCACGGTGTTTCCTTTTTCGCTTTCTCGTCTTCAGTTCCTTCAATCATCTTTGGCTTGGTGCGCCAGCAAGTAGTAACAATCTTTTCTACAGCACCGTGAGCGATGCCGCCGCGTCTGTACAGTTTGTATAGATCGTGATACGTGATCTCTTCTTTAAATCCGTATTCACTCCACGCAGCATCACGTTTGGCATCTATCCCCATAGTGAACGGATGTGCCGCTGCATAGCGGGCAAAGGCCGCCTGGCGTTGAGACAAGGCAGCATTAACCGCCAATTCTAAATTGGATGGCATAATGTTTACTCCTGAATACATGTTTACGCGTTGCTACGCGAAAAATAGAAAAATTCGTGAGGGATTGTGAGGCAGATTTTGTGTAGCTAATTGAGAATTATTATTGTTCATCTTCGAAAATTTTTCGAAGTTGATAATAATCAATAACTTAAAACCCTCGCAGGCGCTTAGGTAACATGAGGCCCATCGCCTGTGGCTGGCTTAGTTCAGTGATACCCCATACCATAGCATCCATACGGTCAGGGGATTTTTTAGCGGTGGCTGGCACGTATTCCATCATTTGATTTTCCAGCGTGTACAGCTCACCAGTGTGTGCCACCCTTCCTTGTGCATACAGTGCCGATATTGGCTCGGCGCGGGCGAACTTACCTTTACTTGCATGCACCTTAACAATACGGCCTTTGAATCCGGCATTACGCAACGTGGCCTCTGCCATTTCGCCGCCCTGGTTAGTTTCGATAACCATCGCGTCAGCTTCATGGATGTTGTAGGCGTTCATTGATGCCTGCGCCCAGTCGTTAGGAGACATGCGGCCTGAGTAGTCGCCATCAACAGAATACTGAGCATTCTTACCGCCACCATAGGCGGAACATGCCACGATCCCTGTTTCGTCAGACTCATCAGATGATGTTGTCGCCGGGTCAATAGCTATTACAGTGCGTATTTTCTCCTGCGTTATCTGCATCCGGTGCGCTGCGGTTATCATTGCTTCAGTCCACAATGCACCCTCTTCGTCGAATTTACGCGGGCGCTGCATGTACTGGGCCTCAAATGACCGTCTGTGTGCCTTCAGTCCTGCTTCATGGCTGTCATTGTGCTTTTTAGGCCATAGCCAGCCATCTGGCAGATTGTGAGGAATGGGGATAGCGAACTCGTTTTCAGGGTACAAATCCCGATAGTCAACGCTATTGTCGATCTTCACTGGCAGGTTCAGGTGATGCCATTTCTCCCCGCTCCCACCGCGTAGCAGGTAGCCTGACAAATCATCGTAGTGGATGCGTTGCATGATGACGATAACAGGCGTTGTTTGCACTGCCAGACGTGAAGCAAGCGTGTCGTTATAGTTAGTGTTAACCTGCTTTCTCACCACGTCAGAGTAAGCGTCAGCGGGTTTTAATGGGTCATCGATGATTAACGCGCCGTTAAATCCCGGTTCCATATACCCTGCACGGAACCCAGTAACCTGACCAAGCGATGACGTTGCATACACGCCGCCGCCGTATTCAGTCCACCACATCGATTTACTGTTGGCATCGTTGCGGATCTTCATGGTCCACATTGCCTGATATTCAGGCGTACAGATCATGTTTCTTACTGTCGAGGAATTGAGTAGCGCCAGGTTGTTGGAATAGGAAACGTGAAGGAAGCGTGTGCGGGGATTTATTGCGAGGGACCGCGCCATCATATTGATAGTGGCGATCATGGTTTTGCCGTACCCTGGGGGAATATTGATGATGAGTCGGGTTATCTCACCATTGATAACGCGTTGCAGTGCATCACGGATGGCTAAATGATGGCCTGAGATTAACATCTTCGTTCCGTTTGCTTGCTTATAGAAGTAGCGATTGAAAAACAGGCCATCGTTTTCACATTTTGACTGAATAACCCTTTCTTTGATGGACAACATAATCACACCTCGTCTTCTACTTCCTGGACGATGCTGGCGATCTCTTCTTTCGTGACTTCAACCTGGACGGGCGCTTCTTCCTTATTGCCAACAATCTCCTGTGTGACACGTTCGCCGTATTTACGCGGTTGCAGTTTTGCCAATAGCCATTTACGCGTTTCAATCATTAATTGGTGGCGGCGTAGTTGGTCTTTATCAACGTTCTTAGCATCATCAGCTATATCGAGGATCTCATCAGCTAATACCTCGAAGCCGATTTCCTTCGCGCGCATGTACATGTCCGAGAATTCCGGCACGTCTCTAAACCATTTCAGGATTGTTGAACGGGTAGGCATACCAGGCATCTTCGAAATTTTGTTAACGCTCTGACCGTCCGCCACCAGTTCGCAGATCTCTAACGCTTTTTCTTCTGTATAACCATGCGGACGGCCCACCCTTTTTGCGGCTGGCTTTTTATCGTCAGCATTTGCCTTTTTAGTGCGGGCCATAATTCACCTCTCAATATTTATTGATGATATATACGCAAGCTACAAAACTTGCGCAGTATGTTAAAACTTCCAACCAGTCGAACAGCTCTTTCATTGTTTACCTTTATGCGAAGAAAACGATAACGACTAACAACGTGCATATAGCCATAATTAAGAAGTCACTGTCAGACGTTGATAATCACCCCAATAATAATTAACGCAACGGTACACACGATCAACATAATATCAATAGCATTCATGCGTTCACCTATTGAGTTAACGCGATCATGGTAAAAACAATCGCAACGATCAGGAAAAAGAAATCAAGCCATTTCATTTTTTCATCTCCCGGTATACGTCCACAGCAATAACCACAACTACAGCCACCAGCAATAGCATCTCATATGCGTTCATTGACACTACCTATAACCAGACCAATGATGATAATTACGGCTACTACGCAAAACATCATCCCGCACATAATCGCCAGTAATTCGAATATATCCATGCCGTCACCTATACAACATTCTTCCACCAGAAACAGATAATGACGGCGACCAACGACCACCAGATGAGATCGTAAATATTCATGGTGAATACCTTCAGCTTTCAATGAGTATCATGATCGCCAGCCATACAGCGACGCAGACAGAAAGGATAATTAGCGGGTCAATCATATTTTTCACCCCACCAAATACTTGATATATACGTTTATCAGCGCAACTATAATAGAACCCACAAGAAACACAGAAACGCCGATTAATCCGGCGATGATGTAAGCATCCATAATATCAATGTCCGTATATCAAGATCACAGCGGCAGCTATGCCAACAAATACGCCTAACAGAAAAGTAAACATAATTACCCTCTCTTAAAGCTCATAACGCGCGGTACAAGCGCCTCTTTTGCTTTCGGCTTACGTTTGCCTTTCTTAGCTGGTTTTTTCTCTTCTTTCGGCTCCTCTGCCTGTTCTGCTGCATCAGTCGCCTGCTCTGCCTTTTCTAACGCCTGCTCAACGACTTCAGCCGCCTGCATCGCTGTGATCTGTGCTTCGTTTGATTCAGCCAGGATTGGGAAGAATGCGTCAAAGATACGTCCAACCATGTAAGCGTAAGTCTCATTCGCAGGATGAGTAGGATCAGTGGTCGCCACGACGCCTACATCACTTAAAACGTGGAATGTAGTGTGAGCGCATTCATGGACCAGCGTTCCAGTCTCATTGTTGAATACTGCGATCACGTAGAAATTACCGCCGGTCTCACCAGTACAGGTTAACGTCAGACCGCCAGCTAGTTCGAAATCAGGTTCGATTGGTATTCCGGCCTTTTCGCAAAATTCATAGAACATCTCGCGGGTCGGGCAAAAGAAAACGGTTGTATGCTCAAAGAGCGGGACTTTGAATTGAGGCAACTTAATGCCTTTAGCCTTAGCCATCAGAATAATCTCCTGTCTGGTTTGCTTTTACTTCCTGTTTATACAGCGGCAGAAATGACATAAAACACTGAGAACGGCGCTTCATCAGTACCGTTTCCAGAATTTTATAAAATAGGTGGGTGGCGCTTTCTTCTACCCAGGTAGCGCCTGACCTGTTAATGGGACTGTTGATCCGGTATTACGTGTTTTTGAATTTCCGCCGTCGCTCGCGGGAAGGATTGGCCCGGTTATGGCTGGCTGGCAGAAACGGCGACACGTCCACGCGCTGTTATTCTTTGCGTAAGCACTGAGTTTTGATGTAGTCCTGAAGACCAGTAATCTGAGCGTCTTTCGTTTTTAGTTGTTCTCTGAGGGATAGATAAGCCGATTCAGCGTCGGGAGTGAGTCTACAGGAGGCTCCATCAATGCGGCTGGCGGATTCGGCGGAGTCGGACACTCGCACGGGTATTGCGTTGACGCGCAGCCTGATAGTGCCGTTATCAATGCCAGTGCGCAGATCGGCAATGTCAGATCTGATAGCTTTAATTTCATCGTGATACCTCTTATCAAGTTTTGACAGTTCGGCGTTTCGCTCCTTCATCTGCTGAATAGTGTTACTTGCTGTTTTCAGTGCGCCTTGCGTGGTCGTTAGCTCGCTTTGCATTGTGTTTATCACTGACTGGCAGTGACTGAGCGCGGCAACAAGCCCGACGATAATGCAAACAACAACGGCGATGATTAACGTCTTCACCTTGTCCATGTTTCACCCCATTCGCAAACGGCATATTCAACATCACGGCGATTGATTAAACCTTGCCACTGTTTACCACCAGCATAAATCCAGCGTTTAAGCTGTGCGCACGCTTCTGATTTCTTGCCGTCATTGAGTAGTTTTAATAATGTTGATGTTTTGAAGTTGGTAGCGCCTACGTTATAGGCGAATGAATAAAGTGCTGCGCGGGTAAAATCTGATATTTCGACTTTAATATAGGGGTCGATCGCTTTTGCGGTTTTGTGTAGATCTTTATTTAACAAAGCATCGCATTCTGCTTGTGTGTATGTCTTGCCCAACATGATGTCTTTTCCGGCGTGACCATAGCAAACAGTCCATACACCGATAACATCACGATACGGATCGTGTTCAACGCCCTCTAATGGCTTAATCATCACCGCCGCAATAGCGATCGCCCCACCAGCCGCCGCCGCAATAATCTTATTTTTCAGCGATTGGCTAATCATGTTACTTATTCCCCATTCGTGCGTCGTGTTCCTCTTGCGCTCGCTTG